AATTTCCGCATGAAAAAAGCGAGCCTTCAGAGACTCGCTTGATTTTTAGCTTACTTTTTCTAGTCGTTACACCTTCCCGCCGTTTCTGACGGGCTTGGCTCGGGATCAACATGTCATTTTCCGCCGAATATCCAGTGCAATAGGCCGATAACACTCTTGGATATCAATAAAAAGAATGCGATAACAAGTACCAGAACACCCATGGCGTCTAAAATTCCCGGGATATTAACCCCGTGACACTCCAAGACTATGCCAACCGCGATTGTAGCAAAAAAAGCAATCAACCCTGATTTAAACTCGCCTTTTTCCCATTTGTACATGCTATCACCTCCGTAAAACGTTTATCATCTCGAGATTATTATATCATGATTTAGTCTTCCCCGAATTAACAAAGTTGTTTTTCAAAGCAATTTCTCGCTAAGCGGCCAGTTTTACCAAAGCCTTGTCTGCTTCCAAACCATTATTACTCAAAACACCCATGGCACTTGCCGTTTCAGACAAACTGAATCCCGCCTGATGAGCTGTAGCCGATACATAAGACATCCCGATGCCCAGAGACTGGAACGATGTTGACGTAACGTCAGCAGAATAGGCCAAGGTGTTGACGGCCTTCTTGGTCTGCACCGTCATCTCCCTAGTAGAACTGAGCTGTTTTCCGTTCTTGTCAACGGTCATACCGAATCCTTCAAGCGTCTGAGATGCAACTTCAACTACATCGGAGAAATCATCCCCCGAAGCAATGGAACCTTGAAGTTCGGTGTTCATTGCACCAATTGCCTGTTTGCTTGTATAGCCGCGCTTGACAAGTTCCAGATAAGCGTCAGCGATATCTTTTTGAGACTTCCCATATTTCAGTGAGTATTTCTCTCCGTCAGACTGCATGATTGCAACCGCCCTGGTTGCTTCAACGACGCTTTCACCGCCCGTCACCAGGTTATTCTTGATGACATTGTATTGACTGCTGAGTTCAGACGCCTTCTCCGAACCTTCTTCAAGCTTGCTGATAACACTCGATGTTGCTGCAGTGACGGAGCTTGCTGCAGCCAATGCTATCGGAGTGATCTTTGTAATTTTGTTCTTTAATTTTTCAAGTGGCAAGCTGGCATGCTCCGGCCACATTTTCGTGACCTTTATCTGATTCCTGATCTCAGCTTCATTCTGTCTGTAGCTGAGAGTGAGGTCCTCGACCTTTGCCTTCTGTGACTGGTATGCACTTGAGGTTTCACCGGAAACTCTTGCCGTTTCCTGAAGAAGCAATTTTTCCTGTTTCAACTGAATTTCAAGTGATTTCCGAACGCTTTCCAACCCCTTCAGCTTTGCCCTGGCGGCTTCATTTGTCCGTCCCTCGGTTTCAAGAGCATGAGCATATGAGGTGGTAATGTCCGTCACTCTCGACGTTGCGTTGCGGACTTCGTCAGTCCTCTTAGTCAGCGTTTCAAGATTTCGTATTGCCTGAAGGTGAAGCTGATTCTCTTGAGAACTAATCTGGCGTGCCTTTTCCTGCTGGGCAGTCAAACTGTTAATTGCCCTTTTGGCAGCATTGATCTGGTTTTCGTATCTAAGCCACGCCTTCTGACCTTTATCGGTGTCAGTATTAAGCCCCGACTGTTCTTTTCTTAAACGTTCAATAAGCACATTCTGTGCCTTAATTGCATTCTCGGCATCCGTAACCTTATTGGCATATGCTGCCATTACGCCCTCGCCTGCTCGAATCTCTTCAAAGTTGGTGCGCATTGCATTCTTCAGTGCATAAGCTTCCTGCTTGATTGTTTGTAACTTACGGCCAACGCCGCGGTCATCAAGGTCGATTGAAAATGTATAACCTTCGATTTTAGGCATTTAGCTTCCCCCTTTCATCAAAGATCTTGCAAACTCGCCGGCATCAACCACACGCTCTTCACGTGGTCGTGAAACCAGTGCCGTCTGCATGTCAGAATAAGAAGAATTATAGTAATCTTCCGGTAAAACACCGTTTTCAGTAAGCAGCTGCTTAGCCATGTAATCAATATCATCGCTTAGCTGCCTTAACTGAAGATTCATTCTTCTTCTTGCTTTTTTGGGTCTTCAGTCACCTCATCACCGTCATCATTGAGCGACCCCATGTCAATGCCCAGAAACTGACGTGCCATCTCACGAAACACATCATACTGGTCGGAGAACGAAGCCTCATCAAGCTTCTTCCGCTCCGTCTTGCTGAGCTCCAGCATGTCTTCCAGAATGTCCGGAACCTTATCGACAATGAAGTTCATCAAGGAGATTGGATTTTCATCCAGCTCAAGTAAATTGTCATTCCATTCGGTAAAATTCCTGATAAACTTCTTCACGTTTGCGTTTGAGTCAATCAGTTTCCAGTTCTTTTCAGGGAAGCCGAGAACGGTGCCATCAATCTTTACTACCTTTGCCATTTATTAAACATCCTTTCTGTAATTCGTCTCACATTTCTCGTCTCTGTCTGATCAACTAGTGTGATTCTGAAACTTGCGGTGCCGAATGCTGAGTATCAGCTTTGATGAATGTCTGTGCAGAGCCGAAAACCTCGTCAAACATCTTTTTCATGCTGAAATCCTTTGCGCCTTCATAGTAAATCTTGTATGTCTTGTTGCCAAGCGCGGGAGAAGCAAGTGCAGTAAATGTCATCTGCTCAGTTTCTCTAGTCTGAGCCGTGTCAGTGTTGGACTGAACATTCTGCTGAGTTTCGTTGAAAACACCACGAGGAAAGGCGAAATAGATTGCCTTGTTTTCGATTTCGTCGTGAGACGCAACGATAAGAGCACTCTCTACGGTATCATCAGTATCGACATAACCGCCATTTACAAGCTTGCGACCAAGCAGTGCCTGCTTGACCGCAACGTTGATCTGATTGTATGTCAGTGCTACGGACGGTGCAGACGGTGGATTACTTACATCCACAAGAGCGTCATTGCCGTAAACCTTTGTAACCGTGCCTGAAAGACCCGTGATGTTGGCGGTCGTTGCACCAAGGTTACCGTTCTTCTTCGATGTATCAATTTCGTAGACACCGGTTTCAGAAACTCCGCCCTTGTCCACGCCGACGATGACATTCCCGTCTTCGCCCTTGATTCCTACATAAGTTGTATATAAACCTACTACAGCCATTTTCAGACCTCCATTTTAATGTTGAACTTAAGTGTGTTAGTAATGTTCCTGCTATCCAGACTCAAGACATGTCCCGCATCGGAGTAACAGTACACTCCGTTGTCTCTAAGTACCTTCTTCAAGCTCTGTTCCAGTGCGTTCATGTCTTCTTCATAATCTTTAGGATAGTAGAAATCAATCTGTATCCGTTTATTAGCATATAGAATATTGTCGTTGCCATAATCATCACCCATTCCCGGTTCTTCTGTAATCAGCACAATCACATCGGAACCTGCAGAATCGTCCACGTAGAACGTGCAGATATCATCTGACTTAAGACCTGGAATTGAATCAATGTTATCAGCAAGAATTCCATAAACATATGAGGCAGGTGTCATTTGCCACTCACCTTCCTTGCAAAGGCATCTTCCAGAGATTGCCTGATAGCTTCCTGTATTCTGTCCTTTGAGGCAACCTCGGCCGCCTCCCAGAAATGCTTACCCGGAACGTGTTTGTGACTGTATCCGTTGCGGTCAGTCGCTATCCAGCCGTCATTCTGGAAACGTGCAATATAGCCACGCTTTGACTCATCCGAGTAGCCGACGTCAACACGTCCACTCGGCTCTGTAATGACGAGCACCGCATCTTGAATATGGGGTGTCCCGTCATGGTATATCCTGTCAGAGCGAGGTGTCTTCGCCTTAAGTTCTGCGGCAAAGATGTCAGCACCGGCCTTATTGGCACGTTTTCTGTCCTCCAGTGTCAGCCCTTCGGCCAATCTGGTAAGCACTCCTTCAAATGACTCTTCGTGACCGATTGAGTTAACACCGTTTGAGTTACCCATTCTTATCCACCTTCTTCAGCGTAATCAAGTCAAATCCGACCGGCGGAATACCGTCATCTTCCTTGATGTTCACAATGTCATAAACTTCGCCGCTGATCTGTACCTTGAACTTGTCGCTCAAGATATGGTTGTGACGAACGAAGATGACCATCGCTATGCTTTGGTCAATGCCGTGGTATGCAATACTGTCGGCCATTGACAGGGAATACTCTCCATACCATACGGAGAAGTCGGGAACAAACCCCTGAATCGGACGTCCTGTGTTGGGATTTTTCCTGTCGATTGCTCCCATATGCCCAAATGAGGCCTTACCCCTCATCCGGCTTGGATTGAGATTCTTCAAGTGCCGCCACCTCCCCGCGCATCTGTCCTATAAGCGAATTCATAGTTGCGTTGATTGTAGTAACCGAGCCTGTAAATGCTGTCATGCGATACATGTAGTACGTTGACGCAAGCGCAAGAACGGCCGTGTCAAACCGGCCGTTGTTATCGTAATAGCTTGCGTCATCGGCCCCAACAGCATTCATGATGAATGACGAAGCGGCATCAAGATAGCCGGTCAGCAATTCATCATCAACAGTATCATCAACTCGCAGCGAATCCTTCAATGTCTCTAAGCTAACCGCCATCTAAATCACTCCTTATTTAGAAGCTGTGGAAGTTGCTGCAAAATTAGCAGACTGATCGGCAATGCTCTTAAACGAGCCGGGAACAAACGCTTCGGCATCAGTTGAGGCGACATCAAAGCGGTCAATGACACGAATCTTGGTTGTATCCGTTTCGAACGCTCCACCACCGATATTAGTTGTCATAAGAGACATAGCCTGACGGTCAAAGAGTGTGACCGCCTGCTTGAGGTCACCGAAGTAGAGCGGGTGTGATCCAGTATTATCGGCAAGCCAACGGTCTGAAATCTCAATCACACGGTAGCCGTCAATTGTGTATTTGCCTGGTTCAGTGACATCACGCTGCATAAGATAGTCACCCATTGCATTCTTGACCTTGCGCAGAGCGTTCATGCCGGAAGAGTTTGTCATGAAGACCGATGTTGCCTTGATGGCAGGGTCAACAGAGTTTTCAAGGTCAATGATGTCATCCCACTTGGCCAGTGTCGGCTTCTTCTCGAAAGCAGCAATCTTGGTGAGAATGGCCTGATTACGTGTTACGACAACCTTCTTGGCAATCCAGCCGGTCAGCCAGGCGAGAATGTTCTCCGCCGTGTCTGCAAGCAGCGTATTTGTGGCCGTAGTAATGCCGGCATAGCGCTTAATGACATACTTGACCGTTGTGAGCTTTGGATCGTCATTGTCGCCAATCTTCGCATCTTCCGTATCAATCGAAGCAAGAGGTGTGACATCAGACCACTTTTCGTAGACACGGGAACCGGTAGCAGTACCGACCACTTCAACATTAACGTAATTCTGAAGAGCGTCATACTGGCGGACCAGGGCGTGGATAGTCGTCTGCACGTCCTCCGGAATCGTCAATCCTGCAGCTGAACCGGACGTATCAACAGTGGAATCAACCTTATTGAACACCTTTGCGCCTGTAACCATATCCTTGAAATCTGATACGAACTTGTTCTTGAGTGTTTTCTCATCGGCAGTCAGCGGCTCCCTGTCCTCTGCCTTCATGTTTGCGACCTGTTCCGCTCGGGCGTCGGCATATGCCTCTTCTGCCGCGTCCCGGACTACAACAGCCTTTGACAACTCATCCTTGACGGCCTTGAGTTCGTCTGCAGAATGCGAATCTGCATCCTTCTTCAGGTCAAGAATGAGGTCGGCGCGCTTATCTTCGAGCTCCTGTACCTTTGCGCCGGCTTCATCGAAGGCCAGCTTCAATTCGTTAACGTTCATTACGTGCATTGCTTTACTTCCTTTCTACTAAAAAAGCAGGTCAATCTTGGCCTGCAGCTTCTTCTTTCCAACAATTTCCGCATCTCTATTTTCAGCAGTTTTTTTCTGCTTTTCATAGGCTTCTGCGCTTGCCATGGCCTTCTTCCATCTGTCCACAACGGCTCGGCTGACCTGTGGATAACCGATAGAGTTAAGTACGGGCTCTCTTGATCTGCCAAAGTCCATAACGTCATCAGCAAAACCGTAGTCGACCGCCTGATTTGCAGTAAGCCACGTCTCCTTGGCCATCATGTTTGACAATTCCGACTTGTTGAGCCCTGTTTTGGCAACATATGCATTCATGATTGAATCATCAATTCCTTCAAGAAATTCTGACGTATGAGCCATATCATCAGCGTTGCCGTCAGCAATCGTCCACGCTTTGTGGATCATGATCTGCGCCGTAGGACTGATATGCACTACATCGCCGGCCATTGCGATGACTGACGCAGCTGACGCGGCAAGACCCTGAATGTTAACCGTAACCCTGCCCGAATGCTGTGACAGCAGCGTGTAAATCTCTGACGCGGCAAACACGTCACCACCGTTCGAATTGATGTTGACCTCAACTTCATCGGCACCGTCAAGCAGAGTAGAGACCTTGCCAGGATATACCGCATCCCATCCTATCCAGTCATAGAACTTACCTGTATCGTTATCAACAATATCCGCCTTGACTTCAATTACTGTCATTGTCTTCACCTCCCTTCGAGATTCCCGAGTATTCAGGCATGTCTTCCGGGAAGTAGCCGGATTTCTGCAGAATGTATCGCGCCTGGTTGCCGTCAATGGCGTTGGTCTTGACCATCTCGGAAATCTTTGTTGCATAGCCATCTCCCAGTGGATCAACAGCAGGACGCAAATCAGCAGTGAACCGACAATTCAGCTTGTTGTTCAACTCTCCGAGAATCGTCCCCATGTAGCGGTTAAGAGCGTTCGTGTACATTCCCTTGATTTGGTCAAGTGATGACTGCTGATCACCCTGTCCGTTCAGATAACTGTCCGGTATCCCGTATACCTTGGCAATCTGATTAGCCGTCCAGTCAGTCTGATTGAGCAACGCCGACACATCGGACTTGATTTCAAGCGGCTTGTAGTCTTCAAGGTCATCAAGCACCACGGGACCATAATTAGATGACTCCTGCTGTGCCATAAAACGCCTTGATCGAGCGGCTTTCTGTTTCTCATTAAGCAGGCCGCCCTTCTTGATGGTCAGAATGCCCGGCGATACTATTGCCTGTTTAAGCGCAGTCAATGTCAGATTCGTGTTGGCCTTCTTGATTGCCATCTCCGAAGACAGCGATGCAAGCGGAGAAATGCCAGTCTTGCCGCCGTTTCTGCTGATAAGCCGGAAGTGCAGCATGTCAGACTGAGGAATCGAGTTGACAATTCCGATTCCCGGCTCGTCAAACGTGACGTTATAGACAAGCGAAGAGCCGTCATCCAGTTCGAAAACGTCAACCTGTGACGGTCTGAGATACTCCCACCTCAAGTCAACCCCGTTTCTGTTGCGCCATCGGTATACATAGGCTTCTCCGCCTAGTAGTAGCTGCAGGAAAACAGACTTCCAGAACAGATGGCCATTGGACATTGTAGTTGGATTGTCAATCATACCCTGCATTCTAGATGCTGACGCACGTATTCTAGACGTAGCCAAGTCTCCTGAAATGAGGTTGACGATTGCGAAAACATCTGAGTTCTGCAATGCCAGCCTAGCCGAAACATAATTGTTTTCAGTTTCTCCGGTTAAAAAATTGGCAACCGTATAATTATCAGAGTCAGGAACGGACATCAAATTAAAAATAGGCACTACCTACCGCCTCCTTTCTGCCCTGCAATGGCTTCACTAAGCAGCCCTAAGATGATGAAAGCAAATCCCAACGAAAAAATTCCGACCGTGGTGCTCACACGAAAGAAACCCCAAACAAAAAAAGCGATTGATGCTACATAGAAAATAACGTCAATCACTTTCCAAATACATTGAAAAAATTTTAAAATAATCATCACCTCCTTAATCCGTATAATCACTGTCATTTGAGTTAAACCAGTCTAGAACATCTTGTTCGGTAAGCAAATCAACTTCATTGCTCTTGTCATTTACAATTCCGAAATCTTCAAAATGGTACATAGCCTGATACATGGCGTCAATAATCGCATCCACAACGTCGATTTTAAGCGTTGCTTTGGCCTTATCAACCTGAATTCCAACTTTATCTTCATATAACTGAGCATTGATCAATGCTTTCTCCATAATTTTATCGTCAAATCTTGTTACCGAACCTTCTACAAATATCTTCTGCAGAAACTTAGTAGGATCTTTTAATTCACCCGTCCGCTGCCTGATTGCCTGCAATGGATAACTTGTATTGTATTCAAGGCGCTTGATAAATTCATTGACCCCCATGGCATCATATCCAAAAAATACAACTTTCAACTTATGTTCATCAACAAAATCAACCAACCAGTTAAATACTTGTTCAGTGCTTATTAGACCTTGTTCATGCGCTGTTATCGTACAATAACCTTTTTTGGCTAAATCCCTATAATTGATCCCGTCTTGTTTTTCTTTCGCCTCTATGGATCCTGCTCTCTGCCACGGTATGAAAGAATGCTGCATGACATGCCACTTTCTACCCGTTGTGTCCGCGTACGGAATAACGAACGCCAACGCTGTGTTATCACTTGACATTGAATAGTCAAATCCAAGATAAGCAACCTGTCCATCGTAACTAAAGTTATCAATAATCGCACTTTCAATATCGTTAAGTTTCAGGAAACTATCGGTTGACTCCTGCAGCCAAAGATTCAAATTCTTGTTCTGAAAATCGGAAATAACTCCGGACAACATGTCACTGTCGCGCTTGTCTCTGAGACCTGCTAACAGTACATCATGTTGGTCTGGCAATTGCAGCAAAGGATTTGACTTAACCCAAGTCTCATCTTTGAAAGTCTCGTCTAAGTCATCTTGAGCCCATATTAAGCCTAAATAGCTGTCCGCATCACGATTCCAATCTTGCTCCATCGCCTGTTGCAACATCTTCTGATCTTCATGGAAAGGAACGCTTGGATCAGGATATGACGTCGATATCTGAATAAACTGTTTATTCTTGATTTTAACTTGACCCGAGATAATTTTTGAAACTTTGTCACGCGATTTTACTTCACCAATTTCGTCAACGATAGCTGTAGTAAAGTGAAAAGAATCGAACTGTCCAGACTCAAACGAGATGGCTCTTAGAACATTATTCGTCCTTTTTTCGATTGTTTGATCAGACTGCGTTGATAGCTCCGTCTCGTCAGCTAAAGATTTAAAAGGTTCTGTAACTGCTATCTGACGCAGCATAGACTTAATGTAGCCATACAACTTGTTAGTTTGCTTAAAATTAATCGAAGCAACCAGATAATCCTGATTGGACAATCCAAGGCTCTCTATCAGATACGAATAGCACATTAAAATAGCCATCAAATACGTTTTTCCTTGTCCACGAGCAACAGAAACGATCGCTCGCGTAAATCTCTTGCCTCCTTCCCGATTCCGCCAACCAAAAAGCATTGAAAAAATAAACTTCTGCCAGTCCATAAGCTTAGTAGGCTCTCCTGTGTCAACATTTGGACAAATAGAAGCAAACTTCAACAGCTTTTCCGATTCGTGAATATCATAAGTATATGGAAAATCAGCTTGACCTTGTCTCTGTAAGTCTCTCAAGTGACGAAATGCAGCAAGTTTAATGAGGTATCCTGTTGTTATTTTTCCGTCAAGCACATCAAATGCATACACTGTACCAGGGTCCGTATATTTTCTTCGCTCTTGATTAAAATCAAGTTTCTCATACATACCGATCACATCGTGCGATTGCACAAGGTCTATTTTCTGCATTCCATCACCTCCTTAGCTTATTTAAAGAAATCCTTCAGCTCATCTGTAGCCGATTTATCAGTTTTAGCAGCAATCGTCATTAGTTCTTGTCTGGATTTAGGTGACAATCCAAGCTGAGCACCAATTGCATTAAGCTGGTTGCTTGCATCCTTCATAGTCATGACAGCTGGATTCTTCCTAAATCCCGCAAACTCCTTGCCAATGATTTCCCCCATCTGATCCTGAAGAGTCTTGTACATAGGCGTTTGGATACCATTTTCTTTGACATCATGGTATGCAGCTCTGTATATATCGTACTGTGTACAGTACTGCTCAACCAAACTAGTATCAATTCTTTCAACACGTTCTGTCGCTTCGAGAAAAGGAACAATCTTACGCCAGCATTCCTTAGCTAACGTTCCCAAATAATTCGGCGGAGTTCTGGAAACTTTGCCGTCATTCTGCAGATAATATGGCTTAGTTGCCACAACTTTCACCTCTCTTTCTCCGGGATAGCCCCCCCTTTTAAAAATTTCAAAAAATTCGCGCGACGTAAGACATGGGCACTGTGTGTAGCTCTTCTCACGGCGCATGAGGGCGGGGGGATTAACAAATAAAACAGATTGAGTTAATCCATACTCGCAATGATTAGGAATGCTTAAAAAGCCTCTCACGGCTTTTCAGCAACTCCCGTAATAACTTCAAATCCGTCACCTTGCCGACCTGCTTCAATTCATTCTGCGAACCAGTCCCGTAATAGTCCCGTTCCCATCTGCTCTTGATCATATGACAGTTTCTGCAGCATGCTGTAAGGTTGTCTGCATCAGTCATCATGCTCTTGTCATACTCAATCGGCACGATATGATCAACGATTCCTGCATTGAATGCTCCACAGTATCCACATACATAATGATCTCGTTCAAGTACATAGTGTCTCAATGAACGCCATTGTCTTGTATGATAGAATTTATTCTGCTCTGCCTTGACATCATCCCTCACACGCGTTGTCCGGTTGTACTCCCGATTATGTCTTTTGGCATGCATCTCATTTCTGACGCCCCACTGGTTCCGCCTGGCTAGATACTCGGCTTCATACTGACTATGCTCGTTGCAATAATGATCAGGGTATGCTACCATCGCATGACAACCAGTATAACGACAACGTCTGTATCTACCCATTGTCAATCACACTTTCAAGATATACAAGCATTGTTTTGGAATCAACCTCATACCGCTGCTTTAATGCTCTAAGCCCTTCTGCAACGAGTTCAAACACCTCATCGCCTGTCATTTCATCTGTGGCGCCGACAACAACTTTATTATCCTCGCGGTTGATTACCACACGTCTAAATACAGTGTCTTTCAAAATTTTCTTCCTTTCTCTGCTGCAAAAAAGGCCAGCCGTTAAGACTGACCTCTTGAATTATTCATCCATTTTCCTTAGTTGTTCTCTCATTCTGCTGTTGTCAACAACAAGCTCGTTAATCTTGATTGTTATGTCCAGCAAATCCCTGTCAACGTATAAGTTGTGATTTGCATCCCTGTTATATTTGATGAGCTTGTTCAATGCTTCCAGAGCTCTTGCTTCAGTAGCTTCCAATCTAATCACCTCGTATGATTTCTTTCGCAAACCCAACCGTAATCACTTGGAATCATATGTTTCACAATTCCGTCAACTTCAAAACAATAACTACAATACGGAACGTGTTCCCCTTCTACCCAGTACATTCTTCCATCATCACTGATATGGCCGCGTTCTCTGAGATTCAATTTTTCATTGAGCCGGTTTTCAAGTTCAATGTTCTCAACAACAAGTTCGTTGATTGCCTTGGCCATTTCGGTTGCCTTCGCAATGAGTTCAGCGTCCCTGGACTTTCTGACAAGCTCCGTAACATCTCTTACCAGTTGAGATATATCACTGTAATTTACCATCAAGCTTATCCTCTATCATCTGTTTAAGTTCAAGCAGGTCCTTTTCGTCAGCGTAGTTTCTGACATACGACTTTGCCATGGATCTGTACTGATACCTCCTTGACTTCTCCTTGTTCTTTTCGTTCCACTTTTTATTGGCTTTCCTCTTTGCATCTGACAATTCTGACATAACGGTCACTCCTGTTCCCAACTGCCGAACCTTCGATACTATCATCATACTACCTGATATGTCTGCAAAGTGTATGATGTTAGTCTTGCATTTGTCCGGTAATCGTCTAATTTTCAATCACGATTGTCTTAAACACCCATAGTATCACTGCTAACACAATTGCCACAGCAGCTGAGATATAATATTTCTTTTCCTGCTTATTCATGATATCAAGTTCCTTATCCTTTTCTACGGCCTGATTCCCAACAGCTCAAGCAATTCGATGATAATTATAACAACCCAACAGACTATAGTTATTATCTGCAGCTTTTTCCTGGTTACCATGTTCCAATCCCTCCAATCTTATGATATACTACGGGAAAGAGAGGCTCGGCCATTTCCGGCCCTGCCCCTTCCTTTCCGGCTTACTCGCTAAGCCATTCCAGGATTTTGATAATCAATGTAACGATTGCAATGGAAACATTGATTATGTCTAAAGGTCTCACATTCGAGGCCTTTTTGTGTTTGGGAAGATATTTCCTAGAACGCTTCTGTCTCACTATCTCACCTCCTTACAATTATATAATGCACCTTTTAAGGTGTATCGTCAATGATTTTCAAGCATTTTTTGTTAAAAATATAAAAAAACAAGGCTTGTTGCCTTGCTTCTTAATAACATTTTATAATCGTTCTATTTGTATACATGCAGATCAGGGCATCCTTTCTGCATCTCAAAGCAGTCGGCGAATTCGTTGAATGCCTTGTCTCGCAGCTTATAGTACGTTGCACGCTCGCAATACATTGTATCAATGACTTGCCAGTTCTGAAGACCTTGCACGTATCGTGCCTTGAGGATGTAGTATGACGTCTGAGAGCAGTGACTGAACGCCTGAGATACCCCGATGATTATGTCCTGCGCTGCAATGTATCTAATCATCTTCCTTTCGATGTTGTTCACGCTATCATCACGCACAACGGGCATGTTGCTAATGACTGGCGACGCAAGGTTAGCCGGACTTGCATTCGCGATTCTGAGAATGCGTGGCAGCTTCTTGTCCAGGAACTCCTTCACATTCCTTGCGGTTGCTTTGTAGTCAATGTTGTCAATTTCAATCAGTAAATCGTCCACAACGCCACTCCCTTTTTGATATAATTAGATTGCGATATCATAGAGAGTCGGCCTTAAGGACCGGCTTTTTTTATTAGATTCTGATCCGTGCCACGTTTTCAAGGCCCTGAGCCTTAATTTCTTCAAACGTCCACGTGCCAGACTTATCGTGAGGGATGCCGTTTTCAATCCTGGTCATCAACTGTCCGTTCTCGCCTCTGACATACCACATTCGCCTGGTACCAGTAACTCTCACGGCATACTGTTGTTCCTGCATACAATCGGTTGTGATAATATGCTTCCTACGCCCTAGATTCCATTCCTTAATCCAGTACTTGACCCGACTGACGGTCATTCCTAATTCCGCACCTATGGCGGCATCGGTGGCTCCTTGATTAATCAAGGATTTCAGCTCAGCTTTCTTCTTCTCAACTAACTTGCGATAGGGATCTGATTTGATGAGATTGTACATGCCATGCGCAAGCCAGTATCTTTCTGACAACCCATACTTCCTGACAGTCTTGCTTGCCGCTTCGGGAGTGGAACCGATTGCCTCTCCAATCTCGGCATAAGTCATTCCCTTATCAACCATTTTCTCGATTTTCTCGCGTGGCGGACGTGCACGGCGCAAGTCTGCACCAGTTTTATTCGCATGTATATCGTCCTTTTTCTTCCTGACCTTCCGAACCATTTCAACAGCCTTGCAAAGATCCGGATCATTAATTGCACTCAAGTTGTCAAATGCACTCCAGCCATATCTTTCCACAATCATCGTAACCGCTTTTCCAAACTTCAATACCATCGTCTCACCTCGCAAGCCAGTTGCACATCAGATACATCAGCATGCACCAAACAAGAAACACCAACGACAACAAACACCCGTATTTATTCATGTCATTCATTGCCGTTCCTCCAGTTCGTCCAGGAATTCCTGCATGCGCTTGATGTTGGTGTTGATCCAGAGCCTTGTATCGGCGGTTATCTGACCCGAATTCTCGTATTCCTTCACTGCCTGTTCAACCCAGCTTTCCAGATGACCAAGGCAGCTGGCCTCACGTGCAACTGGATTGTCAAATCCGTATTTTGTCTTGTGATTTCTGCAATAATCCTTCAATGTCTTTTTCAAAATTACATCTCCTTTGTAATTTCCCGCCTTGAAACAGGCTCAAATTTCAATTTTTCGCATTTTTTCAAAACTCAACGGCCCGTGCTTCATCCCTCCCAAGGGGCGCGCGCCAATGCGTTAGCTTTGACGCGCGCCCTTCAGGCTAGCCCTACTTGCTATTTATCAGCAAATAGATTAAAATGAGAATCAAAATGATTTGTTCCAAGGTTGTCACCTCCTTTAGCATCGGAAAATCACAGCTTGCTGTGATAAGATGCGTTAAAAGGAGGTGGCAACCTTTTTTTGTTCTCAGCAAAAGGGGCTAGCCTGAAAAAGTTATTGAGGGATGCCTCTAATCATCTTCTATTTCCTGTACACAATCAATCCGCTAACCACCACCTGTAAAACAGATACATGACAACACCCCATGTAAAGAATGCTGCAAAAACAATACGTTCATTCATCTCTTTCATCGGAATTTTCCTTCCCCTTTTGCTCTTTTAACTTCTTTTAACTTTTGTCTGATTTTTTCATCATGTTCTTCAGCTTTTTTGTCCCATAAATATTCAAGCATTCCTAAATTGGTCATTACGTCTTGGCCAGATATTCTTGCTAGTCCTATTGCTGTTTTATAACTCCAACTTAAATGCTGATCTTTATCATTTTTATACTCTTTAAAAATACGTCTATAGTCTTTAGCAAATATCACCAGATTGTGTTTCAGTTGTCTGAGTAATTCTTCCTCATTCATTTTTTATTCTCCTTTTAATTTAAAACTGCCCCTCTTCTTGGCCAATTGAAGCAATCTCCAGTGATTAGGGCAAAAATCGAACCCGTTATGTCTATGTGCACAATCATCGCACAGATTTAAATCACACGTTTCGTATCGATTCTGATTAGCAAATTCGTTATAGGAATAACGACCGCATATAAAAGATACATCCCAGTATCCCACGATGTAATCGCATAGCTTAGTAGCAATTTTGGTATGACAACAGTCACACAGTTTAGAGTTTTTAAAATCAATTTTAGTAATCATTGTTCAAACTCTCCTTCCATACATGCGTATATTTTCGCCTCTCAAAGCTTTTAGTACATTTACGTCCATTTACCTTATTTACGCTACATTTATTCTCTGCGCTTATCATGTATTCTCTGGCGATGTCTCTGTCCAGTCTTGCCAACAAATCATGTTCTAATTTGGAGCTGGTAAGTCCGTAGTCTCTTGTGATGCGCATCTAAGCGCCTCCTTCTCTGCTTCTTCAGCAGTTTCAGCTTTGACCAACTTGTTTGTGATGACCTTGCCGATTTTAATGGTCACTAAGTAGTTTTTCATCTTCTCCCCTCCTTTCAATCAATGCGCCGGCAGAGGACTCGAACCTCCTCATCATGAGATGGACCGTTTCCGGCACGCCTGAGCTTACATATCCGTACATGTCTCTTTACTTCTTAAAGTAGGCTCTGCCCGCTTGGTCGGGCAGAAATTAGCCGGTTCCGTCGGCCGCCGCTCAGTAGCGGCCCCGGCTATGCACGCGTTACGCTTTGAGCGCTGACCATGATGTCCGCGTGCTATGACCCGATTTGCGCTACACTTCAAGTTTTCAATTGTGAGTATCTAAACCCGTCAATGCTTGCGTTCTCAAAGTCAAATGTGAGACTAATATCTTTTTTCGCCCCGGAGCATATAGGGGCGATGGACCCTGCAGGGCTCGAACCTGCGACCGGACGGTTATGAGCCGTCTGCTCTGCCGACTGAGCTAAGGGTCCGTGCCCATGGCAAATGCAGTGTTTGGTTTGCCATGGTGTGATTATCTGATAATGTCCTGCCAGTCATAATCGATGTTGACCATCGACACTGGCCTGACTTTTTTCGTGGTGCCCAGAATGGCGACATTGAAGTAGTTCTTACGCATGACAACGACCTCAACAGGAATTCCGTACTTTCTCGCAAACAGAGAAAACTTTATTTTAGACTTTTGGTCTATGGCGTACTCTGTATAACCATTCTTGACGTCATACACGTGTTTGATTGACCCGACTTTGTCATATACGACAAAGTCGCTCTTATAAACCGTCTGACGAAGCTTGACTAATTCCAGGGGGAATGTCTCAAGCAACGTAAATCGTTCCTGTGTGGTAAACTGGTAGCCGCTCGGCTTAAGATAAAGCTGATAGAAGCTTGCTTCCTTCATCGAATCAAATTTAAGACCGTCGATGACAACCTTTTTTCCAAAGTGTGAAGCCGCATGAGGTGTATTTCGCACTAATACGTTCTCCTTTCCCTCCGTCAATCCACTGCTTATAATTGTTGATAAAATCATATTTCTTCGCCTTCATCATCGTAATCTCCCTCCTTAAGTTGATAAGCAGCTATGTTGTTAATGCTTGTGGTAGCCCAGTCTATTTGCGCAAAGGCATAGCAGAAATCTTCTGGCCGTGCTGCTGCAGCTGTATGAATGTCAGTGCGTTTTCCAAGGCCGTAAATCAAGTGCCAGATCTTGCATTCTATCTTGATTATATTTTTGTATTCGTCGTCGATATTTAAATCCGTTACCCCGAAATCACTTAATTCGATCATTCCGTTCATTCGCCGTGCATAGATGACAACATTGTCCCCACAAACATCGATGGATGATGTGGTTATACTGCACCACTCACTATCTTCCAGCGGCTCGATAGTCATGGTTGGGTTATAACCGCTCCCTTCTTTGATCAGAGCTTTCAGCTCGGTCACTAAATCATTTGTCATTCTCGTTATCCTCCTTCATAATACGTCTCAGCACATCCCCGTCATTTTCATCAAGATCAAGTTCTTCGTCGTCCTCCTCTTCCATAATCGTTTCCACTATCGTCTTCAGCACTCATGCCTTCATCTTCCTCTCGGCCCTCATGCGCTCAATCTCGGCTAGTTCCGCCTCCATGTCGAAGTTGGCATTCTGCTCTTCGGTCAGCCTGTCCAGCTCGGCATTGTGCTTCTCCAGACTGTTCTCGGCAGGAGCGCGCCGTCCATTCTGTCTTGCCTGTCTGGTACGACCACGGTTGCCGTGCTCTGCCTCCAGTGCTTCCGCATCAGCAAGTGTGCGGGCTTTCCCTTCCCATTGCCTTAGAACCCCCAGAACGAACTTCCAGTTACGGGCATTCTTTTCCAGGGAAATCTTCATCGCCTTGATGATGATAAGATCAGGCTCCTTTGATTGTTGCTGCCATTCGTTATACGTATGGCGCATATCGTCGTACAGGAAGCTGCTCATCATGCCGAAATTCTCTTGGTAAAATTCAACGATCTTTCCGAAGCCGTCGTCGTCGATTGATTCTTCTTCCGGCTGATCCACTATGTTAACTAAACTAGTATCAACGACTGCGTCTTCGTTTAAGTTAGTATTGTTTAAGTTAGTATTGTTTTGGTTAGTATTTGTTAGTGTTCGATTATCCAATGTAGGTTTATCCAATGTAGGTTTATCCAACTTTGGAAAATCGAACATAGGCTGTTCAGACAAAATCCACTTGCTTTCACGAAGAATTCCTTTATCATCCCTGTTTCGATATCGTTTAAGATATCCGTGCTCTTCTAACTCCTTTAGCCCCGCTCTAAGCGAAGCTCTCCCGTCAGTAGAATGCTTCAGAACCTCAACTTCGTAGAAATCCCATGAATCACTTTGGGACCACAAATAAGCAAACAAACCTTTTGCCTTCCAACTCAGTTGGGTGTTATTAAGCACGCCGTTATTGATGATTGTGAATCCGCTACGCTTCATCTTCTCCACTCTCATGACTATCTCTCCTTCCTTTCCGATTCGGGCATCCCACCCGTCCGGTGTCATACGGCCACTGCCCAAACTTCCTTACTCAACTTCAATATCCGCAGCACTTGTGAACGCCGTGATTTGCTTCGTCGCCCTGCAGTACTCGCAATGACCGCACCGCTCCGGTTCAGCTCTGCCGGCAATCAGGTCAGCAATATGATCCTGATGTTCCTTGACGTCTTCCAAAGCCTCCTTGAGATACTCCTGATCTTGTTCGGAATTGAAACTGAAAGCGTCATGATCGCATGGTGTCTGCTTTGACACCGCAAAGATGAACGGCTGGCACTCAACGCCAAACGTCTGCTTGATGAGCTCGGTGTATATCGCCATCTGAAGGTAATACCCGTATGCCTTGATGAACGGCACCTTGCGATGCTCCTCCTTATCCCAGAACCCCTTGTGAATGTCTGCCGTGGTCTTAATGTCGCAGAAGTACTGCTTGTCAAGATTGAGACTGTCGATTTTACCCTTCCACTGACGGCCGAAGATATCTCCAGTCACAATCACTTCCTTCTCTCCGACACTGTACAGGTTAGTGAACACCTGATCAGCCTCCAGACACTTAATCATGTTGTCGCCGACCTTGTACGGAGCACGAAGCGCACCGCTCTTGGTCATCATTGCATCCTTGTTTTTCTCGATAAATGCAGAATGACTGGCCTCGCTCTCAAAGTAGCTGTGCACGTAGTTTCCTACGAGAAGAGCGGTAGGATCCATGACGGGCATGTATTCTCCGTTCAGTTTCGCCAGGGCAAAGGTCTCGCATTTTCGGAAGTCCTTGTAGAGCGACGTACTCATGTAGTCAAAGCTTGTCGCGTTATCGTAGTAGTTTTCCGCTGTAAGTTCCATTTTTCATTCTCCTTTTGAGTATTCTTCTGCCGGATTGAACAAATCTACCGGGCGCGGTTCGCGTTGGAATTCTTCCGTTTCCTGTTGCTGAACGTGTTCCGGATCAATCGCCTCTGCAATCAGGGCGTCAGCCTTGTTCTTGGCCTTGCTGTTTTCGGTCGCCTGAACCTGCTTCTTTGTCTGCTGCATCTGCATTTGTCCGTCGTCATCTTCCGTGTAGAGCGCTCCGAGAGTTTCCGGGAACGCTTCACGCAAGGCATTCACGATGGCCGTCTTTCGGATCATCGTTGCCGGCATGGTCTTCCAGGTTGACTGACCTTTGGAAAATTCACTAAGCGAAATCTCCACCCTGACGGGAATATCCCTGTCTTTGCGGTACACCTCACACCAGCCGCCGACAAGCTGATCAAAGTCCGGTACTGTAAAGGCACCGTTGCGGAACTCAACCCCGTTGTTATTCACAACAATTACGCCCGCTTTAAGGCCGTTGTACTGAGGATGAGACTCAGCACGTTTCATGAAGGCCTCTTTCGACGTGATAAGCTGTGCGGGCTTATCTCCGAATTTGACAATGAAGGCCTCATTCAGGAACGGATTAAGATGCTGAAACTTACACAGGTTAAGGAACATCGCAATTTCCTGTCTGGTAACTTCTTTGGAATTGCCGCGGACAAGATAGTCCCTCACGATGCTTGGAGAAAGTGTCACGTCATCGCCGTTTGCCTTGAATGTAATGCTTCGTGTTTGTTGCTTCTGTAATTGATTCATTTCCATTTTTATTTCCTCCTAAAGTGTGCTATACTTAGCACGTTCTAATTTTGTGCCGCCCTTATATCGGGCGGTTTTTTTAGTCTACGTCGATTTTGTCAAATTCAGTCAGCATTTTTAGCAGAGCGGCATGAGGTTTCCACCACTTGCTGTCCTTCAAAATGAGTTGGTCGAACGCCCACAGAACGCTGTGGGCTTTTTTAGCATTGCGGACAAAATCTCTAACAATTTCTTCCGGATCTTGTTCTTCCATAAAATCACCCCCTTACGATGGCGTCTTTTTCTTCGTCCAGTCTTTCAAGGCTCTCCATCAGCTTTGCCCTGTTCCATGCCGTATCAAGTGACTGCTCAAGTGACCAGTCATCATCTGGCACAATATCACCCACGGTGTACTGCTTGAGGATTCTGTTCCTCGTCTGTTTAATTCCTGCTAAAACGTTCATTTTTTGTTCCTCCTTTTAAATACTAGATAAGGCGTTCATAGGCCTTACATAAATCACCCAACGCCGCTATAATCCGTGCTTCTTCCAACGGTTCGTGCGGTTCTTTCAATTCATCAACTAACACGCTGATTAAGTTCAGCGTTTCTACTTTCAAACTCATAATAATTCCTCCTGCTGGTGTTATAATTGACCCATCTCCTTGTAGAAAGGAGGTGAAATCATATGTTTAAAGTTGACATACATTTTAGTGACGATACCAAACTCGAAATTGCCAATGCGTCACTTTTTCATGTCGATGGTGTTGAAACACAGCCTAGGGAAATTAGACTGGATAACGCCAAAACACTTTCTGTTACGTTCTCCGAATTCGAGAATAGTAAGAGAAAAAATGGCTGTGTTGTTCTAAATCCCAACAACATTGTTTATATGAAAGTGATTGAGAATTAGTTTTTCAACCACTTGTAGAGCCTGATTAGAATTGCCTTTTTAATCAGGCTTTTTGTCCCTTCAGTTTCCTGAAGAAGCAAAACCTTTGTTTTTGCTTCTTCATCTCGAAGTCGCATTTCGTTGTCGGTATGTTCAAATCCAAATGGGTCCTTTGCATTCATTTCTTGTTTCTCCTTTTCCTTATAGTTTCGATTTCTTCAATTTTCTTAAGCACCTTTTCAAGCATTTCGTCTCCGTACGTTTTTTTTGTGATGTCTATCAACTTTTTGGCATCCTCACCGCGAGCTTGTGTCTCCAAAGTACAAAACGCTGCAATGTAAGCTAGCAGCTCTTTTTCTGCATCAGGATCATTGACATATGAAGTTACAGCGGCAACGAGCCATGCACTATTTTCTGTTTCCCATTTCGTGTTACTAGCCATGGCAAGCAACAAACCCATGGTACTGGCAGGCACCATGACGGCCTTTTCTTTTCCTATTTCCACGTTTTTCATCTCCTTATCTTGGTAATTTCGCCCGCCAGTCAATCCGCTGACGGTTCTCTTCCATCCATTCCTTTGCCGGCTTGGCGAAGATTATGTTCTGTGAACCTCTGCCTTGACTGGGAATCAGCCAGCCATCAGTCCCGGTAATCTCGTCGCTGAATTCCGAGAAGATATAGAGCGCTACCCACTCTTTGGATTTATTCCCGCAGCACTTTTTGCGGAATTCATCGAGCGACCATGTAATGCCTGACAAATCTTGATTAAGCAGATCATCGATTCTGCTATTGATCAAGTTTTCGACATATTCTTGATCAATCGTTATTTTTATTGGCGACATACTAAATCCTCCTATTCGCAAATTTTTTCTTCCCAGTCAATTTTCGGGAAGAATTCCTTATACCACTTCTTAGCCCCGGTAGACAAGATTACAGTTCCTGTTCTCCCGCCACTTCCCTCCTTTAAGGTGCACCAGCTTTTGATTTCGCTGATGTTGGGCTTGAGGAGGCATTCTTTAATCCATGTGACATTCTTTGGGATATCCAACTCCCGTTTGAAATCAGCGACAGACCACGTTTTGACCTCTTCAGCCTGCCGCTTCAAGTCTTCATAATCGACCCGATTGACCAAAACCATGTCCTTTGGAATAGTTATGGTCACTTCAGCTTTCAGATTCTGCATGCCAATCCCTCCTCACCGACAAACTTGTTCACGAAGTACTGCTGGCCCTTGCCAGTAACCTTCGTGGTCTTGCATATTCTGCTTGAGCCATCGCTTTGATTGATGGTTCTTTCAAT